GCATGGATACCTGCGGCTGGTAAAGGAGGTTGACGCCATGTGCGGCGATCACGGAGGCATCGACGGGTGTTCGTGTTCAGAGTGCAGCGCCCCCGTCATGCCTGACGTGTGGATGTACTGCCCCGGATGCGGGAACAAAGTAAAGTGGCCCAAATGAACGCCGAACGCCACGAGCTATACGAATTCACCATGTCGCCAGCAGAGGCAGCGGCATGGGCATCGATCGTATCTAAGCTGGTGCGCCCCAAGGCGGGTTTCCAGCGGGTCGCCTTGACCGAGGCCGAACGGGAGTTTCTGGACGATATGGACGAACTGTGTAACCCCGACCTGCGGCATAACGGCGACGGGCCGAAGGTCGAAAAGTACTGACCATGAGCAGCGCGGCAGCTGGCACAGCGGCATTTACATCGGCCTTTAGTTCGGGCCGTGGGAGAAAGGGTCCGGGCGGAATGGGCGAAGACCCAATGGGGGCATTTCTTGCGTTTGTTGGCGTGTGCGTTGTCCTTGCCGGGGTTCTGATTGCACTATCTTTGTAGATACTTTCCATGGAAAAGGTCAACATCAACTCCCTAAGGGCTAACCCGACCAACCCACGCGTGCTACGGGACGAAAAGTTCATCAAGCTTAAGACGTCCATTCAGTCGTTCCCCGACATGCTGAACAAGCGGCCCATTGTGGCCGTAACTGATACCGACGGCAAGCTGATGGTGCTCGGCGGCAATATGCGCCTGCGCGCTTGCCAAGACCTGAAGATGAAGGAGGTGCCTGTGATCCTTGCCGACGAATGGACCGAAGAGCAGCGCCGTGAGTTCATCATCAAGGACAACGTGGGATTCGGGGAATGGAACTATGACCAACTGGCGAATGAGTGGGATGCAGATAAGCTCGGAGAATGGGGGGTTGATCTGCCTGTGATGCCCGACTTCGACCCTGTGCCGATGGATGAACAGCCGAGGCTGGATGAGAAGACGCCTGTAACCTGCCCCAAGTGCGGCCATGAGTTCCAGCGATAAGCCCGTCCTGAAGGTGGCACCATGTAGCCATGAAGCGGCGAAGTATGCTGTTGAGAACTGGCATTATAGCCGGTCGCTACCTGCTGGCAAGTTGTTCAAGGTTGGTGCATGGGAAGATGACAAGTTCATTGGATCCGTGATATTTGCATACGGTGCAAATGGCAACATCGGTAAACCGTATGGATTGGTTCAGGTAGAAGTTTGTGAACTTGTCAGGGTTGCACTAAGGAGCCATATTTGGCCGGTATCTCGCATCATGCGATTTGCCATGAAGATGCTCAGAGAAAACAACCCCGGAATGCGCTTGGTCGTTAGTTATGCCGACACAGGACAAGACCACCACGGCGGCATATATCAAGCAACAGGTTGGACATACGAAGGTTATTTCGGCGGAGAATCATCTGTTGTGGTAAACGGGAAGAAGATGCACCGAAGGCAAGCATATAGCTTGTACGGAACAACAAGACCTAAAGGGTCGGTCAATGTTCCGGCATCAGGCAAGCACAAGTATCTTTACCCACTTGATGAAGCAATGAAGCGCAAGGTTGAACACCTGTGCAAACCCTATCCTAAACGCGCCGGTAGCTCATCGGTAGAGCACCCCACTTCCGGTGGGGAGGTAGGCGGTTCGATCCCGACCCCGGCGCTCAACTTATCATCGGACTAACATCGGATGCCACGTAAGGTGCCACAGCCGCACGGCGGCGCGATAGTCCACCAGAACAAGGGGGAGACAGGCAACCCGCACGGACGCCCCCCAAAGCTCCTTTCCGGCATCGTGCGTGAGCTGAAGGCCAAGGGATATGAGCGTGCCACGGCTGGAACCGTTGTAGAAGCCTTCGAGATGCTGCTGAACGTGCCAGAGGATGAGCTGGCAGAGATGGTGAAAGACAAGGCACAGCCCATGTCGCTGCGCATCGTCGGGAAGGCGATGTTGACGGCAGACGGGTGGGATGTTCTTCAGGCGATGATGGACCGCGTGCATGGCAAGCCTAAAACATCTCATGAGCACACGGGCAAGGATGGCGCCCCCCTTGTGCCACCCCCAATCAATGTCGTTCGTAAGCCCTGAAGGCGTCAACCTGTCCGATAAGCAGTCGCAAGCGTGGGACTTGCTGACCCTGCCTGAACATGCCGAGGTCGTCGAGGTATTCTTTGGCGGTGGTGCCGGATCGGGAAAATCGGCCTTCGGATGTCTATGGCAGATCGACGCCCGCGTTCGATACCCCGGCACCCGTGGGCTGATCGGCCGTGAAAACTTCCCCGCCCTTCGCGACAGCACCCTCACCACGTTCTTTTACGTGGCCGGTGAGATGGGCTACCGCATGGGGGAGCACTACACGTACAACGCACAAGATCACACCCTTCGGTGGTCCAACGGGTCGGAAACACACTTCCGATACCTTCAATACCTACCCTCTGACCCGGACTTTAACCGCTTGGGATCCACGGAATACACCGACGGGTTCATCGATGAGGCGCCGGAGATCGAGCCCCGTGCCGCCCAAGTGCTGAGGTCGCGCCTGCGACACAAACACATCGAATACGGCCTGACGCCCAAGCTGCTGATGACCGGCAACCCCGGAAGGCACTGGATCCGCGATGCGTTCGTGATGGATGCCGACGGCAACCCCGTACACCTGCCGGAATACCGGGCCTGCATCCTTGCCACCATACGGGACAACCCGAACAAAGAGTTCGCGGCCAACTACGAAAAGACGCTGCTCACGATGGACCGTTACGACCGGCTCCGCCTGTTGGAAGGGGAGTGGGACGTGTCGCCGGACGTGCTGCGGCCCTTCGCCTTCGCCTTCGACCCCGACCGCCATGTCAAGCCCTGCGCCATGCGGCCGGGGGAAGTGGTCCGCGTATCCCTCGACTTCAACGTGGAGCCCTTCTGTGCTACCCTGTGGCACATCGGACCCACGCATGCCCATTGCTTCGCCGAGATCAGCATCAAAGAGGGAACGATCGACGCCATGCAACGGGCCATCCGTGACATCGTGGGCACTACCGCACTCCTCGAAATAACGGGCGACCACAACGGAACGAACCGATCTGTTGGCCTCAATTCCACGGCATCCCTTTTCGAGAGCCTGCGGACGCAGCTTCGCCTATCACCACGTCAGCTAGTGGTAAGGCCCAACCCGTCGCACCTGAAGAGCCGGGAGGACGTGAACTTCGTTCTGGCGAACTTCAGCGACTTCCGCGTGGACCCCTCATGCCGTGGGGTGATCGCCGATCTACAGTCGGTCGAAGTGGACGACAAGGGTGCCATCTTGAAGAAGGACCGCAGCAAGGCAGCGCAACGTGCCGACCTGCTGGATACCGTCAGATACGCGGTTAATACGTATCTTTGGCAATGGATCGAAGCCCACCGTAATGAACTGTCAAAACGTGGCGCGTTGCGCCCCGCTCAACGGGTGCCCGACCCCCGGCGCATCCCTCTACATCGGGACGCTAGCCGTTGGTTATGACCCCTACGCAGGGGACGTAACGATCCGGTTCACCGACATGGCATCGGGCAGGCAGACCGTCCTAGACAACACGGGGACGCTGCCGGACGTGGAGTGCGAGGTCGATAACAGCTTCGTGGCCGGGCATGTGTACCGTGTCGAAGTGCTGGACCAAGGGGGATACCCGCTGATGTTCCAAGTGTACGCATGGGATACGGCCACCGGCTCCCGTGACTTTTCGGCTGACGATTACGACGCGGCGTCGGTGCGGTTCACCCGTTCCACGGATGAGGACGGCGATATCATCACCTATACGGCCCAATGGCTCACCTTGTCGCGATAGTCATCATGGCCCTTGTGGCACGTGGCGTGTCCTTCGCCGTGTCCGAGGGGCAGGTGCTGGGCTACGTGGGTCGCTTCCTAAACATGCTGCCCCTGTCCGTTGCCAAGCCGCTGGGCCTGTGCGGCCATTGTGCAGTGAGCGTATGGGGCACTGTGGCGCTGCTGTCCTTGGACATGCTGCCCGAACCCGCATACATCCTCCCGCTGTATTGGCTTGCCGCTGCGGGCCTTCAAGATCTGATCGACGCATGAGCGTTAAACCTCAAACCCAAACCCCATGAAGTACGCAATCCCCTTTGTCCTTGCCGTTGCCGCCTGTACCGCAGACACGGTGGCCCCTTCCGGCTTCAACCCCAAGGGCGGCACGCCTGACGATCCCCCTTGCGACACCTACAAGGAGGACGTGAGCGCCATCACCAACTGCGCCACCCTGAAGCTCTACCACCCAGACAGCCTCAATTGCTGGAATAGCAACGAAAGCTACCGGAAGGGACTGAGCGCATGGGAGGCACAGTGGGCCGAACTGGAATGTGACACCTTTGAATGAGCCTGATCTACCGTCTTTTCGGCGCCCACATTAAGCGCAAGCTGGCCGAGAACAGCCTTCGCCCCAAGGGGTTCGACGGCCTGTCCTTCGCCTTCACCGGCACGGACGGCAAGGCTTACTATTCGTGGGCCAACGTGGGCGACATGCCGCCGTCCCGCATCAAGCAGGTGGAGGCCCTCATGCGTCAGGCCGAAGACGGCATGTCCCGAAAGGATATCGACGCCATCGGCACAGAGATCAAGCGTATTGTGATGGAGCAGGCGCTCCCCGCCAAAGGTGCCGCCGCCGTCAGCGAAGCCAACGCACGCATCGTTGTTTTGGCCGATGAGCTTTCGCGTAGGTCCACAGGCATCATCCCCGAAGACGTGTTCTATGATCTCGCGGCCACCTGTGCCGTCAGGGAGGATGAGGATCCCCGCACGATCGACCGTTCGATCCACCTTCAGAAGTTCACCATGATCCAAGCGGCGGGGAGAGCCGGGCACGATTTTTTTACCGCGCTGCCGACATTCAGCGCCTTGGTGTCGGCATCATGCACTACCGTGGAAGGCTTCGCGCGATTGCTGACGACTTGGACCGCGAACAAGGACAGGATGAAGAAAGTGTTTCAAGCCATATCCTCGCCGAGCGCATCAAAGAGCAGCGGGAAGCCTTCGACCGCTTCACCTTCCGCATCGCAGGGAGCACGCCAGAAGGTTACGAAACATTGATGCGGTCCAATATGACCACCTACCTCATGACCGCTGAAGAGTACCTTGGTAAGATCCTGTATCAACAGAGGCAGGCAAAAAAGGCCAAGGCCAAACACTCCCGCTAAGGCATGGCCGAAGAGATCGTCACTAGGTTCACCGCCGACCTGTCCGACCTAGAGGCCAAGGTCAAAGAGGCCGCTGGCGTCATTGCCAAGTTTGAGGACGGGGCACAGGATGCTGCCGGGGCCTTGGGCAAAACGTCCAACGCCCTTGGGGGCTTGGAGACGAAGACGCGGGCGCTGGTGGCGACGGCTCAGGCTCTGCCGAATGCGGCAAAGGATGCACCGGAACAAAGCGAAGCGATCGGCGACGCGGCCGTGGGCGTCGTCGGCTTCACGGCGGCCGAAAAGAAGGCGGCGCGGTCGGCCAAGGAGCTTGCCAACAGTCAAAGGGAGGCAGCGCGAGAAACGAATAGCGTTGCCGATCAGGCCCCACCGCCGAACACCTGTCAACGTCAGGCGCAGTCGATCAAGAGCCCGCTCAGGTCTGCAATGGG